ATATGAAAAATCTTGTTCTTGTATAGACTTTGTTATTGGATCAAAACCTATAAATTTACCTGCGTTGACACCAGATTTTGTTCTTTCTAAAAAATTCGTTTGTGTTAAAACTTCAAAACTTCTAGCACCGGACATTTCTTGTTGAGCATCTTCATTTTGGATATTTTTAGTTTGATATTTAACATCAGAAACAGGATTTTTTGGTAATAAATCAGAAAGAGAAACAAAATTAAATCCATCAATATTTTCAAAAAATAAAAAATTTGGTGACTGTAATTGGTCCGTTGCTCTTTTACAGCACCATTGTATCGCATCAATTGGTTTCAAATTTGGTATAACAACTTTCTTCAAACCAAATGATTGTGTATAAAAACCGTTTAATCTATTTTTAGAAACTTGAAGATAATCTTCAAGAATTTTTATTGATATTTTTGAATAAGTACCTTCATAATATTGATTAACTCTTAATTGTTCAGAAAACATCAACTCATCTGATGCAAAATGTAAAATATAAGATTCACTTTGTATTGTTATATTTTGTCTATTTGATTGCTTATAAATTTTAAATGCTTTTTTGAATGTTCCTTGGTCATTATCATCTGATTTTTTTAGATGTATTAGAATTGTTTCTGAACCATCAAACAAAAGTCTTTTTGATAGTCCTATGGCATCAGTGATTAATATCTGTCCACTTATTACGGGAAAAAGAATTGTATCAAAAAGACTAATTTCTTCAAATATATTTCTAATATCAAGAGTATTGCCACCTTTTGTAACAATTGCCAGTTCTTTTATTACATATTGTGTTGATTCTTTAAGCATTTACAACTCTCAAAAATTCTTGTTCAACAGCATCAACAAATTCTTTTTTTAGTAATTTAATTGTTCTTTTACTTTCATTCAAATCATTCTCATAATCATAATAAGTTTTTGTTTCTTTTGTTGTAATAATAGATATTGTTTTATTGTCTGCTGTTGTTACATTTACAGTACCAACGGTAACATTATTAGTATATGTATTAGCATCAACTTCTATTTTTTCTTGTATAATTTCTCCAAGACCATCCGATGATTGTCTTGTTATTACTTTATAATATGAATGGATATTGTTCGTATTTTGTGCCCAAGTTAGTCCCGCAAATGTATTAGAATTATTTGCATATTCGGGTGCAGAATATTTCTTATCAATATAGTTATTTAAATTATTTGAATTTAAAGGCCAATCATATTGTGTGTCAAAAATTTGATTGAACATTAGAACTATCCAATGTCGTTCAGGATTACCATAATATTTAAAAGCTATTATTTCTGGCGTATCAGATTCTTGAATATTATATTCATAATATACAGAAGTATTTTCTTTTAATTTATTCTCAAATGCATAACGTGCAATAATATTTGTTACGTTATCGGTTATTATTGAATTATTAGCCGAAGTATAATTTGTTTTTGGAAAGTAATTGAAATATCTTGACATTTTTTTATTTTATCCTGATGGCAATTCATCATTATAATAAACAGCGTCTTGCGAAGTTCTTGCTTGTTCTTGAGTAATACTTTGTCCACTATCAAAATCAGATTTTGTGAGATAAGTAATTTCTTTAAATTGTAGGGTCATTTGAATAGCAACAGGCATACCAGTGCCACCTAAAGAAGGTAAATTTTGTCCGTAAGACTCATACGCACTGAAACCGTTAGGAGCATAATTCAAATTTATGCTCTCTAAAACGACAGTTCCTATTGGAGGTATATTTGGATTTTGTTGTCCATTGTAATAAAATCTTATTTCAAATTCAGAAGGAGGAACTAAAAATGCATATTGATTTGCACCTCCCGGTGAACTAATTTCGGGTGCTTGATGAAATCTCAATCTCTCAATAATTTTTTGAACACCTTTAGCTTCACTTTCATCTCTTGGATAGAACATAAAATCAAATTGAAAAGTTCTAAAATTTGGATTACGATAAATTAATTCAAGCATAGGATTTTCAACTATTCCAAGACCAGCATAAATTGCTGCTGGAGTTATTCCTCCACCAATAGCATTTTCAGCTAAAGTTATTCCTGCGCTTTTAAACATTGAGGACAAAAATGTTGAAACTTTTTTACCTTTTTCAGCATCAGCGAGCGATATACCTGCGGCAACACCTTTACCAATTAATGTATCGGTCAAAGAAACATGATTGTATGCATATAAAAGGGTATCTGGCATATACAAAGCTATTGAATCAGTAGTCATTTTAGTTTTTCTTATAAAACTTGAGCCTGATATATTCTTCACATTTTGTGTAGATTGAGCGGGTATACCACCGGTACCCATAACATCACTTAAAGTAGACCCTGTAGTTTTAGCTAAAATATCACCAGACGGTGCGTTAATCCCAGCAGAAGATGTTGCGTAACTACTTTTTTCTTGCACCCTTGCATAAATTACCATATAGTGACCTTTATCATAACTACTACCCAAATCGTTTGGATATCGATAAAGATTATTTTGAAACGGTGATGATACTAAAGATGATAGAGGACCACGTGCATCTTTATTTTGAAAAGTTATATCGGAAAGACTAAAAAGAGGCATTTTTGTTCCAAATGAGATTGACTAAGTAGTATTTATGTCTTATAAAGGATGGTTTGTACCGAAAAATCCCAGTAAATACAAAGGAAATGTAAAAGAAATCGTTTATCGCTCAAGCTGGGAACTGAGAGTGATGAAGTGGTTGGATGAAAATTCCAATGTAATCTGGTGGTCATCAGAAGAATTGATTATCCGCTATAAGTCTCCTATTGACCAAAGAACGCATAGATATTTTCCCGATTTTGTCGCAAGAGTCAAAACAAAAGAAGGAACTGAAAAAACATTGGTTCTTGAGATAAAACCATATAAACAAACACAGATGCCCACTCAAAAACGCAAAACAAGACGCTATCTGGAAGAAGCAAAAACATATATTGTCAATCAAGAAAAGTGGAAAGCAGCAGATTTGTTTTGTCAAGAACACGGCTGGCAGTTCAAAATCCTTACGGAAAGAGAGTTGGGAATATAAGATAAATAGTGAATGGCAAAAAAACTAATAGACAGAATCAAAGATTCTCTAGCAAAAGAAGGATTCAATCCTAGAACCAATGCTTCTAGACAATGGCTCCGGGCAAAAGTTAAGGAATTGAAACCAACACCATCAACACTGATGCGTGACCGTGAAAGACTAAAATCTCGGTCATTTATCGGTAGAATGTATTTTTACTATTACGACCCAAAAACAAAAGACAGACTACCCTATTATGATACTTTTCCACTGGTAATACCTATTGAAAGATATCCAGATGGCTTTTTAGGTTTGAATTTACATTACATACATATAAAAAACAGAATAGTTTTATTAGACAAACTAAGCGATACTTTGACTGATGATAGATATGATGAAAAGACAAGACTTCGTATCAGTTATCCACATCTCCAAGCATCTTCCAGAATATTTGAAGCAACACCATGCATCAAAAGATATCTATTCAGTCATATAGAATCAAGATTTTTGGAAATTTCAGCAGATGAATGGGATATTGCTGTAATGTTACCCGTTGAACAGTTTGTCGGTGCGTCAACAAGCAAAGTATTCTACGATTCAAGGAAAAAATTCTAATGGCTTTTTCACCAAATTTATTTCTGGCAAATGTTCGCGGTAAAGACGGACTTGCAAAACCATGTCGCTTTGAAGTTATTTTACCAATACCAAATATAATTAATGCAGGTTCAACAAATAGTATAATTGAAAAAATATTGAATTTTCCAAACTCTGTTTTTAATGATGTAACAGATGCTATTGCTTCTGCTACTGGCGCATCAACTGAAGGACAAAAAAGTAGTTCTGCTTCTTCAACATCACCATCAATTGCCAGATATCTTTCATTGCAATGCGAAAGTGCCGAATTACCTGGTAAAACTTTGATGACTGCTGATGTTAAAATATATGGTCCAACTTTTAAAGTACCGTATCAAACTCAATATGCAGAAACAACTTTAACATTTCTATGCACAAATGATTTTTATGAAAGAAAGTTGTTTGATAGGTGGATGGAAACAATACAACCATTAGATACAAATAATATGAGATTTCCAAAAAGTCAAACATCTGGTTATTTAACAAACATCAAAGTTATTCAATACGACGATTTTATAAAACAAATATATGCGGTAGAAATGATGGATGCTTTTCCTGTTGGTGTTGCTGCACAACCATTAAATTGGGGAGAAGAAGGATTTCATAGATTAAGTGTTCAATTTGCTTATCAAAAATATAGAACAATATATGATGGCAATTATGATTTGGCAGCGGCAGCAACAGAACTATTAGGAACAGGCGTGTCAAGATTATTGCCTATAGGTTCAGCACTAACATTATAATTTAAAATGAGGATATTATGTTACCAAAACTAGAAGTACCAACTTATGATTTTAAAATGATTTCAAATGGAAAAACAATAAAATTTCGTCCATTTTTAGTAAAAGAACAGAAATTATTGTTGATGGCAAATCAGTCTGAAGATATGAAAGAAACTTTAAATTCAATTAAGCAAATTGTAAAAAATTGTGTAATTGATGATATTGATGTTGATGAAATACCAACATTTGATTTAGAATATCTTTTTCTAAATCTCAGAGCAAGGTCAGTAAATGATGTTGTAAATTTAAGTTATAAATGTAATAATATAATTACAAAAGAAAATGGTGAAGATACACCTTGTAATTCAATTGAAAAATTTGATATTAACTTACTGGATATAAAACCTATTTTAAATCCTGAACATAATAAAAAAATTGAATTGAATTCAAAACTTGGAATAATGATGAAGTATCCAACTTTTGAGACATTAACAAATTTACAAAATAAATCTGATACAGATAATCTTATAGAATTATTGATAGAATGTATTGATTATATCTATGATGAAAATCAAATTTACAAATCAAAAGATTCTTCAAAAGAAGAATTAATTGAATTTATTGATAATCTTCAGCAAAAAGATATGGAAAAAGTTCAAAGATTTTTTGATACTGTTCCAAAATTAACTCATGAAATTACATTTAAATGTAAGAAATGTAATTATGAAGAAAAAATACCAATTGAAGGACTACAAAATTTTTTCTTATAACTCTTTCTCATGATAATTTAGGTAACTATTATCGGACAAACTTTTCACTCATGCAATTTCATAAGTATAGTTTGACTGAATTGGAAAATATGATACCTTGGGAAAGAGCGATTTATATTGATATGTTAATGAAATATTTAGAAGAAGAAGCAGAAAAACTTAAACAAGCTAAAAAGAGATAAAAATGGCATCAATAGCAGATATCTATAAACAAGAAAAACTAGCAGGAAAAGGTTTAGGATCAGCTTTAGGTAAAAAGGCTTTAGAGAAGATTGATCCTAGAAGAATACTTGACCAGTCTGGACTTCTTGTAACGATGTTTCCTGCATTGAAGGCATATAGTGCCCTTTCAAGAAAACAAAGAAAAGAAAAAGACGATTCTTCTAATTTAGATAATAAAATTATTTCATCAATAGCAGCAACGTCAGCTTTGACTGCAAAAAATACTATGGTTCTTCCTGCTATGGCAAGAGATATGAATTTAATGAGATCAAATATACAAAAACTTGTTAAACTATCTGGTGGAACAGCAACAACAAAAGCAGACATGTTTTTCAAAAGAGCAGGTGAAAGAGAAACTCTATATGAAAGTGCATACAAAAAAATTGCAGGTGTTAGCGGTGGTAAATTTTCTTTAGGTAGAAGGGATGGCCAAACTAAAAGTTCTGCTCTTTTTGTTGAAATGGGTGATAACACTGGCAAAGATTGGAAAGATACCATTCTAGAGGCTTTAGGATTGAAATCTTTATTTCCTGGTGGTAAAGGTGGTAAAGGTGGTAAAGGTAAACCAGTTAAAGGTAGAGGTAAATTTGGTTTGTTAGGAGGCGCCGCTGCTGCTTTAGGTGGGGCATATTTGGGTGAAAAATATTTAGAGGGTGGTAATAGTGGATACGAGGGAATAGCTGAAGGTGCTGCTGCCGCTTTAGGTGTTTATGGAGCAAAACAATTAATACAGCCAAAATTAGATGCAAGAGTTCAAGAAAAAATTGGACCAAAACAACCAACAGGATTCAATGAAAAAACGGGTAGATATACTGGTGAATCTGGTAAAATGACAAGTGCTAAAAATGCAAAACTTGAAAAGGCTTTAGAAGGTCTCAGAAAATATTATTTAAAAATTGAGAAAGTTCCTGGTCTTCGCGGATATGTTTTGAAAAAAATTATTGCTAAATTTTCAATACCTGCCTCTATTAGATTAAGTAGTTTTTTAGCAGGTCTTGCAGCAGCGCCATTCACAGCAGGTCTTTCAGCAACTATAAGTTTGGTATCTTGGGGATTAACCGCAGCACTTTTAATTGAAATATATGAATGGTGGACAGAAAATGAAGATAACTTAATAAAATCTTTTGAAATGGAGAAAAAAGCTGAAGAAGCTGGTTCTCCAACACCTGCTGATGAAATGGATATGTTAAGAACTGAAGCTGCTGAAAGACCAACACCCGTAACAGAACCAATGGGACCACCAGC